CGCAGCACCTTCTCGAACATTGCCGGAGAAAAAGCTCCGCTCTCGGTGAATGCAAACGCGCGCTGCAGGGAAAGGAAAAATCCTTCCATCGCGCGCGTTGACGAAGTCGCCGCCAGATACCTTCCGCATTTGTCGTGCTCGAATTCTTCCAGGAATTCCTCCGGGCGGAAGCGGGGGTACGACGGGCAGCAGCCGGCTCTCTCATCCTCGTCACAATCGCCCTTCCTGCCCGCCGCTCCGTGTTCATTCAGCAGGTAGTACAGCGATACTGGCAGCAGGCTTGCCGCCGACCACAGATACTTCCGCGGCGTATTGCACACTCGGATCAGCTTCCCGTCTCGCACCTCTATCGTCCCCAAGACAAGGCAGTGCGCTTCGCATGGCTCCTGACAACAGAAGACCAGCTCGCCCATGGCACAGTCGAACTGATAGCGCTGGATATAGGTGATCAGCTTACGAAAAGCTTCTTGAACTTCTTCCCAGTACGGCCTCCAACATTCCTCGTCGTCCTCATCGCCTTCATACTCGCCTGGGCAGGTCAGGCACTGCACCTCTTCGAACAGTCGGCAGTTAAACTCGTCCGGTTTGATTTTGAGGTGATTCAAAAACCAGGCCCGCAGCGTGCAAAACAGTTCGCAGGGATCGCATTCCTCCCAATTGAACTCCCGGTATTCTCCGCAGACGATCCGCTTCAAGTGCGGGTTCTTCATGATCCGGCCGATCTCGCCTTCGCAGGAAATCTCAAAACAATGCTTGAAACGCTTCTCCAAGTCTTTCAGATACGAGTGCTGCGGCGGCAGTTCGTTGGTCACATCAAACCGCACGCCTTCATGCGTCCGGGTCGGCACGCACTGTTTCGGCCCCGCAGTACAACTGCTCTGGAATGGTGTCTCGTAGTTGGACTCGGTTTCCTCGTAGCAGATTGTCACGTAGAAGCACTGCTTGATCTCGCAACGGCGCTTCCGCTCCCGCGGCTCGCACTCGTCGTCGGGTTCGTCCACGACGAGCAGACCTTTCTTCCTAAGCGCGGCGATCACATCAAAGCACGCGTTCTCGCACACCACCAGATCATGCCCGCAGTCATCGACCGCGAAGCCCTCGCCGATCCGGACATGCCCTTTGCAACCCGGGTCGCACGTCATCTTCAGCCCGCACGCAATCCCATAGCCGTCGATAGCTCGGTGGTACAGCTTGTTCTTCTCCACCACGTATTTCTGGTCCAGGGACAGATCGGCGTCCGTCAGCAGGTGGCCGCAAAAATAGTTGGGCCGTTCAAAACACGTGATGCCGCAGCAGGTGCAGGGCGCGGGTGTTTTTTCCTGGCACCCGCAAGGCGCCGCCTTGGTCTTCGACTGCGGACTCGAAATCGTGGTTGTGCTCATAAGTTTTCCTCTCTGCGCTGCGCCTGCTTCTAGGCCTTCCTGGTTCTGCGGACTCGAATCCAGCTTTCGAATGTTCCGCCCTCAATCTTGTCGCCGTTGCCGTCCACCCGCCACCCATGAACATCCCGGATGTGATCGCACTTCAAACTGATAAAGAGGTCAAAATTCCGGTCATCCAAGTGCTTCCTCGCGTAGGCCGGATCGATCCGCAACCGGCACCAGGAGGTTTCATCGTCATGCTCCTTATCTATATGCGCGGGGGCGATCTGCATGTGCCGCGGATTCTCCATCCCGTCCGGCCGGAACACCACCAGTGCCTGAAAGCTGCGAGTGTCAATTGCTGCCGACCGTACCTTGTCCGAAAAATGAATGTGGAACCCGCGAATCCGCTCATGGCTCCCCACATGGTCTTCCATGAAGTCGCGGCACAGGCAGCGCCGCGCGTGCTCCCAGTTGGTTTCATCGATGTGGGTCAGCTTTTCCGTGGGCAGTCGGTCTAAGATGCATCGCACCACCTGGTCCAGGGTGCTGACGCTCACCAGTTGCCGTCGCGGCCGCCAATTGTCGATCTGGTCCGGATGCACCGGCTTCCCAGGAACAACGTCGCGGATCACCGCCAGCGGAAGACACGGAGTGCAATTCGGCGTGGGGCAATGCTTGCGCGCTTCCCGGTAGTAATCCTTGCAATGCTCGTCGCCGCAAGGTTCCTTGGTTGCTTCCTCCCAGAACTTCGGCTCGTAGTCATACAGTTCCAGCTTGTAGCCCTCGCAAATTCGGTTCGGCCTTTGCGAAGAATCCCCGCACGAGCAATCATCAAACGGCGCTGCTGAAAACTCGGTCTCGCACTCCGCATAGCGAACGCAGATGTAGAGGTTGCGCGGCAGGGGAGTGTCATCGCACGGATCTTTCGGAAGCTCGGCGTCGGCATCCTCGCCTCCCTCCTCATCGCCCGCGCACTCTTCCCCACTCGCTTCCTCACGTTCCTCCTCTTCTTCTCTCTCTCGCGGTGCCGTTGCTTCTCCGGACGCGGTCAGCGGCTGCGGCAACTTCAGGCAGTCGTCATCTTTCAGCAGCCGGATTTCGCGCCCGCAGTCGTCAATCGCGAACCCTTCCTCCACCAACAGCCGCTTGTCAGGACAATAAGGATGCGGTTTCACCACCAGCCCGCACACCACTCCCCACCCGTGCAGCGCCAGGCTGTGCAGTCGCAGCTTGTCGGTCAAGTAGCGCTGCTCGTCGCTGAAGTCCCGCTCCGTCAGCAGCTTTCCGCGGTAGTAGTGATTGCGGCAAAAAACCGGAATGTCGCAGCACAGGCATTCCTTTTCCTTCGTGCCTGCATCCTTGCATCCGCAATCCGCCGTTGCTTTGCTCATAGAGCTGCTCCTTATTACTGAAGTCGGGTGTTCACGTCCACCTGCGGACGGTAGTTCACCTCGCCGCCGAGTCCAGGCCCCGCGCCGTCGCATCCCAGAATCGAGTCGTAACCCAATGTCCCCGTCGTTCCCAAAAGCAGCGGAGTGATGACCCCAATCCTGCTGTCCACCCCCAGAGTCGACTGCACCCCCACTCTCATCCGCGGAAGCACCGGGCAATAATTCGCTTTCGTGTACGCCGGCTTTTCCCGTTCCACTACCTGCGCGACTTTCTTCTGCGTGTCCTGGATCTGATAGGGCTCACAGTTAAAGAACACGCTGAACTCGTTCGCCCCCCACGCCAGCGGTTCCAGCCCCGGCTCCGGTTCGCCGGTTAGCCGGGAGTACCCGATCCGGCTGTATACCCCGACTTGCAGCCTCTGGTAGTAGTCACGACTCCACAGCCGCCCACCTCCGCATAGCGTGGTCGCCCCGAGTTGCGGCACATACGACGCTGCTGCGCCCGCGGCGCCCGGCCCGCCGTCAGACAAAATCAAAAGCTGCCGCAGACGAAAATGCTCTACCAGCCGCGCGTCCACGTCGCAGTATTCCTTGATCAACTCCTCAATCCCCGCGGCTGTTCCCCTTTGCGGATAGACCGCGCCAGCTTTCTTCAGCGCGACCCGCCGTTGCACATCAGTCCACAGCGGGTTGATGGGCAGCGCCACCCACTGCGCCAGCCATGAAAACCATTTGTCCGGCACCGACTTCGGATCGAACATCATCCACAGATCGTCGATGTTTTGGTCCAGCCCGTCGAACGTGCTTTGAAAAATGGAGAGAAAGCGCTCCAGGAACAGCCGGCTTTCGTCGTCTTCCTGATACACCGCGGGCAGATACTGCAGATAGCTCTCCCGCGGAAAATAAACTCGTACTCGCCGCAACACCGGCGACTTCACCCCGTTGCTCTGGAGCTTGACTCGCACCCGCAGATACCGCCCCGGACGGCTCTGCACCAGGCAATCCGGATTCTTCCCGGTCAGCGAAACCGAGCTCGCCGTATCCGCCGAGGAGTACGAAAAACTCGCTGGTTGAAATGGCGCAGACGTAGGCTTCGCCCAGATGTCAGTGTCTGCTGTTTGCGTCGCAACTTCGATGGTCGTTCCGTCCGGCACCGAAGCATCCAGTCCAATTCGATGCCACGCACAACCTTCAATCCCGCTGTCCAGCGTGCTGCTGATCAGCATGCCCGCCGGCACAAACGACCCGCACGTGCTCACCGACCACAGTCCCGGCTTCTTCGCGCAGCGATCAATCAGCAGGCACAGCAGTTGTCCATCTTGCGTCCATAACAGATCCAGAAGTTCCGCGTTCCTTCCGGTTACGCCGATCCCCACCGTGCGGTAAGGGGCCCCCGTGGACGGCGCGAACTTGTAGATCAGCCCGGTGGTTGTGCCCACGTAGAGATACCCATCGCCGTCAAACGTCAGGCAATTCCCATCCGGAACCGGCAATGACTCGTCCTGTGTCGTCTTTCCCTTCGCAAAAAACAGAACATTGTCCTCATCAAGCACCGCCAGCGTTCCATCCGGTCCCAGCGCCAGCCCAGACGGACTATGCAACCCCGTGATCGGTACCCGCGGCGTACCGTCGCGCTGAATGCGCTGCACCCGCCCATTGCCGCGGTCGGCCACGTAGATCAAGCCGCAGGAATCACCCACCACCTTCCACGGGTTTTTGAACTGCAGCACTCCGTCGCCGGCCTTGCCCGATCCCCACACCGCCAACAGGGCGTGCGGGAAGCGCGAGAATATCTTGACCTGATGGTTTCCCGTGTCCGCGATTGCCACCGCCGCATCCGCCAGGACTGCAATACCACGCGGATTCAGGAGCTGCCGCGCCCCCCGGCCCCTCCCGCCCACTCCCGAAAGCGTCGAAAAGTCCAGGTCCCCGCAAGGTCCCTGCAGCACGCTCACCGTTCCCACAGCTTGATCGGTGCAACAGGTCGTCAGTTTCTGGTTTTGCAATTGCTTGCTGACCGGCTTCTCCTGGTTTTGCATCGCCAGGTTGAGCGTATTGGCTCGGCTGCGGCGCAAGTCGAGCAAGTAAAGATTCTCGCGAGCGTGATCCACCGCCAGCCCGACGGGGTATCCCATGCGCTTCATCAGCGCCGGCGCGAATTCGATCGGCTGCCCCGGAACGCAATCCACCGCCAGCCCGCAATCGCCCACCGGTGAGAGCGAGTCGATCTCGCTGTCCAGCCACTGGATGGCCGGGTCGAGCACGAAATACTGCCCTTGGTTATCTGTATTCATGAGTACGAAGCCGTCACTGCATGGTCCAGCGAGAACACCAGTTCATCCGGCTCCAACAAAACGTTGGAACACGAAGCTTGCAGAATCTGATCGAGATACGTTTTCATCGAACTGGTATCAATTCGATCCACTCCCTCCACGTCAAAAATCTGGCGATAGGTTTCCGAGAAATCAATCACTCCGCCAAAGTCCCACCCCGTTCCGTTTTCTCCTCCGGTCAGCGGATGAAAATATGCCAGCAGTCGCGACCGGACTCCTTGCTCCACGTTACCCAAATCCGCCGTTGGCGCCGCAATCACATGCACTTCAATCCGCACCTCCCGGTATCGCGGAGCCGCAACAAACAATTCGCACGTCAACAGCCGGTGCTGGTCCAGATAATTGGCCACCAGCTGCAACGTCCCCGCCGTCGGTACCGGTTTTGCCGACAGGCTGTCCGGCACCACCACCACCGTGACCGCTCCCGGGATCGGCACCTCCGCCTGGGGTGTGCCGTCGGTTGCAGACCGCAGCAAGCGAAAATTCGGATTCAGCAGCGGGAACGCTTGCGCCCGCTTGATTTGCGCCCCGGGGGTTTGCTTGGCGATTTCGCCAAAATCTTCCACCGTCACCGCCCGGTCGCGGTTTCGCAGCGTGCTCGGTGCACGCGCACTGGCTTCATCCACGGTCTCTTCGTCTGCGCCGCCAAAGGAAGGATGGGGATTAGTTACACTCTCAATGAAGAGAATTGACGCCTGCAGCGTCGTGATCGTGTTCGCGCCTGAGTTCCCCCGCGCGCCTCCACCCCAGCGGTACGATGTGGCCTTGATGTTTGGCTGGTCCGCGCTGTCCGTGTTGCTGCCGTTCCCCGACAGCCAGCGCGGAATTTTCCCATTGACCCCGTTCCCAAAACTCCCTGCTCCGGTGGAGTGGTTCAGCATGTAATGCGGGTCGGTTGGACCCGAGTTCGCAAAATCAACCACCTCGATCCACGGCAGGAAGTCTTGCCCCACTTCCTCCCGTACTGCGATGATCCCGGTTTGCCCGGCCGCCAGAGGCAGCACCGGATACTTGGCCAATTGAAAAGTCTGGTTCGGCCGTCCATTCGCCGACCCCACCAGTTCGTCCGTCTCCGTAACTGCATTCGTCGCCGAAACCGTGTTCAACACAGTTCCTTCCAGCAGCGGAGGCTTCTCATATCCCAGCCCCAGAACGTTTTGAATTCGGAACCTGATCCAGTACAGCGCCGGGTCCGACGGCTTGGTGAGCAGCCCCAGTTGCTGGCTCTGTGCATCCGTCGGCGCAAGAAAAGTCACGTAACCGGTCTTGGTCAAAGCAAAAGTGGTGTCGGTGTTCACCGCCAGTTGCCGCCACTGCAACTGACTTCCCGCCCAGTACTCCCAATACGCTTCTACCGGAGGCGAAACCGAAGCCAGAGGATCTCCCCCGCCAGTTACGGTTGCCGGATCCGCGCCTGCGGATACGTGAATGGTCAGCCGGTGTTCCGCATTTTGCGATGTTGGATCAAACGGAAATGCCTGATCAAATCCCAGATACAACGCCGCATTGTTCTGCGGCGTGCCACTCAATGCCAGATATCCCGGAGGCCCGTCCACCAAGTTCGCCGCCGTGTAATCGGTGAACAGCGAACCGTCGTAGCTCTGTACTGACTTCAGGTTCAGCGCGACCACCGTCACGTCGGCATCCGTCTCAAAAATCACCGGCGGCCCATCCGACGCCGCTCCCAACTGAACCTGCGTTCCCGCTCCCACCGGCGCTGAGGCCGGCCCTCGCGGGGCCAGAGTGAACTGCAATTCCGCCCGCGCCGGTGCCGGCTGGCGCAGCTCCACCCCCATCAGTTCCAGAAACTTCACATAGTTCTTCGCCGGAACTTTGTTCAGCCGGTAGATCACTACCTCCGTCAGCCACGCGAACATTTGCATCAGGGTGATGCCGGGATCGCTGTCGTTGTGGTCCGTCCATTCCGGAGTGTAGGCAGGAATCCGCCGCCGCAGTTCCTGATACAACTGCTCAAAAGTGCGATCGTCAAGATTGAGAACGGGTAACGGCATTTAGCCTGCTCCCTCCTGCACGTAGAGCGGATACACCAGATTGAACAGTTCGTTGGTGGTGCGGATACGGTAGTCAATCGAAACCAACACCTGGCTGGGCTGATCGCCCTCCTGCACTTTCACGTGGGTCAGCTCAATCCGCGGCTCCCACTTCAGCAGAGCGTCGTTGACCGCCGACTGCAAACGCGTTCGCATCACATCGCTGTTCGGCTGGAACACGAAGTCATGAACTCCTGTGCCAAAGTCGGGGCGCATCAACCTCTCTCCCAGCGAGGTGCTCAACACGATCCAGATCGCGTCCTGGATTCTCTCCGGCCCCGCCGAATAACTCAGCCCGCCCTTGGCATTCACTTTGATCGGAAACTTCCACCCTTTCCCGATCAGTTCCACCGCCGCCGCCATCAGTTACAACCTCCCAGCGCATCCGCAGCAATCTGGATGGTGGCTTCGACCGATTGAATGGACTTCACTACCGACCGCAGCGCGTTCAGGTCCGTGGCACTGCCCAGCGCCGGCAGTTGGATCGCTTGCACTCCCGCGATGCCGAACAGCGGCCCCGCCAAATCCAGCAGCACTCCCACCGGCCCCAGCGAGTTCATCAGCTGCGTCGCTTGCGTCTGCGCGTTCTGCTGCGCGCACTGGATCGTCGCCACCAATTCGTCGTTGCCATCCGCCTGCGCTGTCTGCAACTGCAAGGTCAGCGGCCCCATAATGGCGAGCAACGATTTCATCTGGCTTCGAAAACAACGCAGCACCTTCAGAATCAGGCATAGCAGGTCCTGGATGAACGGAATGATGGCCAGTTCGGGCACAGCAATTTTCAATATGCAGGACTCGGTCAGGTCGGCTGCGGCTTCCCCGAACTCTTTGATCGCCTTGACCGGAGGTATTCCTGGCAAACTGTTGACGATTTCGATCAGCGGCTTAAGCAGCTTCAAGATCTTTAGTGGGCACTCAATGGCCGCGAGAAATGGGGCCAACTGCAGCATCAGATTGAAGGTCATGGAACAGTCGGTGGGAATGCCCTTGGAAATATCGGCAAAGGCCTGAAAGGTGCCACCGGTGGGCAGTCTCAACTTCAGCTCCCCGGCATTGGGCAGTCCCAGATCGACGCACGTCGGGATCTGAAAGGCCTCTTGCAGGTCTGCATCCACTTCAATGTCAATATTCGGCATGAGAGCTCGCTGCTTTTCTAAATCGGATTCGCATTCGGCGCCACAATGCGCCCATTTAACGTGATATGGGCCGCCGTGATTTCCAGCACCCCAACGCTCTGGATCGAAATCTTCCCATTCGACATAGTGATGCGGTTGTGGTGCGCGTCTTCAATCACAATCGCTCCCTTACTTCCACCCGATGGCGTAGAGTCCAGAAAGCGGATCGAATGCCCATTCTTCGACGTGATTCGACGGTCCCGCACATCCTGTCCCGGAGGCGCGTCCTTTCCGTTCCACAGATAACCCACCACATACGGAATCCGCGGATTGCCCTGATCAAAACCCACCAGCACCTCGTCTTGCAGTTCCGGCATGAAAAACGAACCACGGTCGTCGCCGCTCATCATGGTGGCGATCCGGATCCAATCCGTCTCGTGCTGGTCATCAAGCCACGGGAAGTTGACTTTGATTTTTCCCACATCCACCTTCGTGACCAACCCCACAACCATCCCGTTTATGTTGTTCATCTGTTTTTCTCCTCAGTTCGCGTCGTCCGGCAAGCTCTGCTCCATGCTGGCGGAGAATTCCGTCGTGTAACCGCCGTCCCCCATGCTGTGAGTGGTGCTGTTGATTTTGTACAGCCCGCCGAACCGCCCCAATCCCTTGACCCGCAACTTGCGCCCCGCCCGCAAATCCGGCAGCCCCACCGTCTTGCCTTTGCCCTCGATCAGCTTCTGCGCCATTTCCTTCAGCCGCTGTTTGGCCGCATTCTTGGCTTCGTCGTCGCTCTGTACCACCAAGTTGGTGACCAGCTCGGTCTTCTTCGCCAGCGGCCCGGCTTGCGCCTTCATGTCCGCCGCCGGATCCACCACGCTCTCCCCCTGCAGGTCCGCGCGCGTCGCCTTGCCTTCAAACTTTTTCTTCAGCTTCGGGTTCCAATAGCGCACAATCACCTGGTCCGGCAGATTCGCCGTCCCAAACGACGGCTGAAAGCTCACCAGCGACTTGCCCCACTCCACAATGTAGGTTGGCTTCTGCACGTACTTGCTGGGTGCGTAGTGCAGCGTCACCACCCGCCGGCTGCTCTGCGGGTTTTCATCCAAATCCAGCCATAGGTCGTAGCCGATCTGGCGCGCCCGATTCAGCAGAAAGTTAATCGCGTACTGCCGCTGCACCGGCAGATGCTGAATCTCCTTTTCGTTCGCCAGATTCCGGTTGATCTCCTCATCGTCAACCTGCAGGTCCAGTCCCGGCACTTTGTGCCGCACTTCCTTGGCAATACTCTCCACCAGGTCGCGTGCGATCCACGAATCCTTCTTCTGGAAATAATTCTTGGTCACTTGAGACGCCCGAAAGCGCTGCAACAGGTTTACGCAGTGCACCGTCATCGTGCACAGCCCGGATTCCGGGAAGCTCGGCGTCATGCGCACGATCTCCCCCACCAGCATCCGCGCCAGTTCGTCGTTCCCGTTCCGGTAATAGCCCATGAACAACTCCACGTCCTGCCACGGGTTGAACGTGTCCTTGTCGCTGTACTTGAACGTGCCTCTGGCCCCGCCCGCTCCCGGGTCCCAGTTGTTGACCGTCAGATCGAAGGAATCCATTTCTTTTTCGTTTTCCTTCTTGTTCCGGTTGTCCGGCTCGTTGTAGGTCACGCTCAAAACGTCGCTTTCTACTTGCAGCAAGTCTTTCCCACGCACCTTCACCCGGTAGGCGGGAGCATAAAAATCCTGGCCGACGAAGATGTCTTGCGGTATCGTGATCGCCGACGCATCCATCTATTGCCCTCCCGCCGCAGCGGTGGTCGAAATGTTGCGCGGAATCGTCAACTGCTCGCCCGGCGTCAACTTTCGCGGATTGTCCACCAGGTTCGCGTCCGCAATCACCCGCCATTGTTCCGGATCGCTGTATTCGGCAAGCGCAATCTGCGATATCGTCTCGCCCCGCACCACTCGATGCAGTTTTGTGCGGTCGCTTGAGTGCCGCGGCGTCTCCGTCAGTTGCTGCTCAATGGTCCACGCTTCCCGAAAGCTCACCGTCAGTTTGGCCCGCAACGGCAGTCCCGCTGGACTAAACAGGCTGAAGTCCTCGCTCACGCTTTCCAGCACCAGCCACGGGTCGATTTTCGTTCCGTGACTCGTCATGTGCCCGCCGCTACCCCAGTGCAGCTGTACCCGCGTGGGCGCGTGCAGATTTCCGTCCACCTTCAGCAGCTTGTAAACGTCAGTGGTCAGGCTGCGGACATCCATCACCGTGTCCGCCATTCCGTAGTCCGTCGTGTCGAAAAACAGTTCCATACTGATTTTCTCGGTCTGCCCGCGCACGTACTGCACCACGGGGGAATCCAGCCCCGGTATGTTCACTTCCGCCAGTTGCAGGCTTTTGCTTACCGTGTACTTTTCCGGATTGAACATGGCATAGATCGTGGCCCCGGTCTCCAGAACAATCGCCAGTTTTTCCAGAGCCATGGACTATTCGTCTCCCTCGGAGGCATAGGCGTGGTCGGTCAGGGTGTCATCGCGCCGTCTCAGTTCTTCGTGCTGCTGCTGGGCCTTCAGGTGTTCCATCACCTTTGCCACCAGTTTTTTTATTTCTGCAGGCCCCATCGCTCCCGCGCTGTCAGTGATCTCCATGTCGGTATGCACCTCGTGAATGTGAACGTCTGCCATGCATCTCCCCTGGACTCATGCCCCAACTTCAAGCACCAGCCCTTCGTGCGCAATCTCCAAAGACTCAATTGCTACGTTGCTCTGCGCCGCGTTCAGAGAAGGCCCCACCCACTTACTGGGAATACCGCGCTTGAACTTCCACACCTTCGCCGGGCTTCTCGATTCGTCCAGCAGCACGATCAGCCCGTCTTTGCGCTTCCCGTTTCCTTGCACCCAGTCGTTGTGCCACCTCCACAAATCGTCGGAGAGAAAAATCACTCCATGCTTCAGCGTGAGGTTGGAGAAACTGGTACGCGTCGCAAACTTGTGCACATAATCGTTCACTCCGCCCTCCTTGAAATCTATGACCTCGATGCTTGCGTCGATCCCGCTGCATTCCGAGAAACCCGCCACAAAATAATTCAGCGCCGCCGAGATCAGCGTTCCCGCGACGTTCGAGCTGTCAATCAACGTGATGTAGAAGTTGAAAGTGCTCAACGGGTCGATGCGCAATTCGTCCGCCATACTCAGTTCTCCACCACCTGTCCGCCCGCGGCTTCCTGGCGAATTTCAAAAACAATGAACTCCATCGGCGCTGCCACAGCCACTCCCACCTGGCAGATCAGCTGCCCCTGATCAATCACCGCCTGCGGATTGTTGGTCTCATCGCACTTTACGAAGTACGCCTGCGCCGGAGTCCCACCCTTCAGCCCTCCCTTGGCCCAAATCCCCTGTAGCATCACTTCCAGCGAGTGTTTCAGCGACAGCCTCAGCGTGGCATCGTTGTTCCGGAACACAACCCAGCGGCTGTAACGTTGCAGCGTTTCCTCAATCGCCGACATCAGCCGCCGCACATGAATAAACCTCCAGTCCGAATCTTCCGCCGACGCCAGCGACCGCGCTCCCCACACTCGTATGCCTCGTCCCGGAAACGCCCGGATTGCGTTCACGCTGTTATCGTTCAGCGCGCCCTGCTCCGCGTCCAAGATCGCCTCCCCAACATCCGTCGCCGAGAGCAACTCCACATTGGCCGGCGGTTTTTGCACTCCGAAATTCAAGTCCGTGTAGGCATACGCCCCTGCCACTGAGCCCGACGGCGGCACTCGTCGGCTGGGTTCGCCGTCCACTTCCAGCGAGTCGGGCACCTTGAGCCAGGGATAGTAGATGGCCGCAAACAGCGACGATCGCGTCACCAGTTGGTTCGTGGTGGGCCAATTCGGCATCGTCTTGACCTGAATGCCGTCTGGCGGATCAATCAGCGCCACTCGATACCGCAACCGTTGGCACTGATCAATCATTTTTTGCTGCAACTGCAGGCTGTCCACCGCTGTCAACGGCGTTGGTACTCCTGTCGGATCATCGGCGACCGTCGCTGGTGGCGGAACCGGTGCGGCCACGCACGGATCCGGCGTCGCAGGCGGCACGGGACTTGCACTCACTCCGTGATACACGGCATCGGGAATCGCCAGCATCGCGATGTCGTCAATCTCCTCCAGCAGCTGCAACCCGCGCCGATCATCCGGCCCGCCAGCGAAGTCGCGCAGTGTGGCCTGCTTCAGCCCGTCGCGCCCTCCCTGCAGATAAAACTGCCCGCTAGCAAAACTGACGTCCGTGCTCAAGTCAAATCCCGCACTGATCGCGTCCATCCGAATCAAATTGGATTCCTGCAACACCGTTCCCGCGTAGTCCACCGCGTTCGGGTCCGCCAGGGTCAGCCGCCGATAGAACTCCACTTCACCCGGCAGGTTGTCCGGCCCCAGGTCCGTGTACACCCGCAGTGCGAACGCCCCAGTGTCCAAGGGCGCGACCTGAATCTGGATCCGGTTCCCCCAACTCCCGCGGCTAGCCGCGCGAATCGTGAACGCCGCCGGAAACCGTGCCAGCGTCGTGTTCGCAGGCATCTTGGCATCCAGCTTCTTCGCGAACTGCAACCCTTTGTCCAGTACCGCTGCCACTTGATTGATTTGTGAGAACCCCGATCCCGCCGGCCCGTCTAGCCGCACCAAATCACCCGCCACCGGAGATCCACTCTTCGCCTGGAACGCAGCCTGAAATGCCGACGCCACCGATCCCAACACTCCCAGTTGCACGGCCGCATCTGAAGGGAATGTGAAGAACGCCGCCGCCGGCCGCTGTGCCGGGTCCGCCGCGTTAGTCGCCGCGACTCGCCCTACGTAGCAGGTATCGCCGCCATTCTCGAAAAACGCCCGTACCGCATACGCCAGATACCCATACCGCAGTAGTCCGCCAAAGTTGGTCTGAAACTCCTTCCAACTGGTGATCTTCAATGCCACCTGGGTCGCGTCGAATTTCCCGTCGGGAAAGTCCTCCGCGATCGGCAGCGGTCCTCGCTCCGCGAATCCTACGAACCCCGCAATGTCGGTGCGCACCAGCGTGAACGCCAGATCGCCCGTCGTAACTTGCGGGGTCCGATACACTCCGGGAGTGGAATAGACAGGAATCGCGAATCCTCCGGGCCCTTACTCCACCAGTTCCAAACCTTCGTGTGCGATTTCTAGGGTCTCGATCGCCGCTTCGCTCGTTTTCCCGTTCAAAGCCGGTCCTTCCCACTTCGCCGGCCAGCCTTCGCGGAAGTTCCACCGCAAAGCCGGCTGCCGCGCTTCGTTCATCAGCGTGATCGTCCCCCCATTGCGCTGCGTGGTGCCGTCAATCACTTTCTTGCGCCACTCCCACAGCGATTTGTCCTGGGTCCAGCCCCGCTTCAGCACGATGTTGTTGTATTTCATTAGTCCCGGAAGCTTGCGCGCGGTACCATGCTTCTCGTTGCCTTCGCGGTACTCAATCACGTTGGTGTCGGTGGTCAGTCCGCTCACTTCGCTGAAACCGGCGCGCGTCACCCCGTCGATTTCAATGGTGAAATTGAACTGACCGTAAGGATCGATTCGTGCCCCTGCTGGCATGTTTGTCCTCCTAGCCTTCGCTTACGTCGAATCCGCCGTACCACTGGCCGATCCGGAAAATCACAAACTCCGCCGGTTTCACCGCCGCAATCCCGATCACGCAGATCAGCCTGCCGTTGTCGATGTCAGCCTGCGTCATCGTTGTCCGGTCGCATTTCACAAAGAACGCCTGCTCCTTCTTTGTGCCCTGCAGCATTCGATCACGCCACAGCGTAGTGAGAAAATCGCCGATGCTCCGCCGCACTCGTGCCCACAGCGGCTCATCATTAATCTCAAACACCACCCATTGCGTTCCCCGCAGAATGGATTTTTCGATAAAAATAAACAGCCGCCGCACGTTGATGTATTTCCAGTCGGGATCTGTCGCTGTCGTCCTTCCTCCCCAGACTAGATTTCCCGCCCCCCTGAAATACCGCAGCACATCCACGCCCTTGGGATTTAAGATCGCTTGCTGCTGGTCGTTGGTCTGCAACTGCAACTCATCAATCCCGTTGATTACCTCATTCGCCGGATCCTTGTGTACGCCCACATTGGTGTCGCTGCGCGCATAGATTCCTGCGATGTGTCCGCCCGGTGGGATCAGCAGTGGCACTCCGGTCAGAGGATTGGTGATCTTCAGCCACGGATAGTAATAGGCGGCGTATTTGGAGTTAATCGAAGGATCATTGGGAGGCGTTACGGCGGACGGTGCTTGCAAGATGGCAAAACGGTCCTTCATCGTTTCGCACTGCGTGGTCAGAAGTCCAGCGATGGCTTTGGGGGCGAGGTAGTTCTCGTCCGGACAACAGAGAATGGAAACTTCGTCAACGTCGCCGAGTCCGGCCAAGCCGCTTTTATTGACTGGCGCGATGCCGAGGAACGCTGGGATGGCAAATGGATCAGGATCGAAGCCTATGAAGTCCCCCGACACCAGCTTGGGTGGCGGCCCGCCGGTCGGCGAGCTTGCGAACGCCCCCAGGTTTCCCGCACCAGCGGCGGCGAGTGTGCCTGTTACCGCCAGATTGCCACGGCCCGCAGGATCTGTAACCGCCAAGTGTCCGGTTGCATCCAGCGCTGCTTTGGCTCCTACCACCGCATCGGCACCGATCGCGGTAATCAGATCACCCACCGTGATGATCGGTGCCGCAGCCGGAGCGCCCTGTGTGAAGGTCACAGTCGGCGCTCCGGCAGTCAGGATCAGTGTCCCTCCTATAGCCAGAGCAGTACCTGCGGCCGTCGCGGTCGCCCCCACTTGCACATCCGGGTTGGGTGTTGCCGCTCCGTCGATTCCCCCTTGGAGCAATATGGGAATCCCAGCGTTATTCAGCACCGCTGCACCTGCATTATTTGCCGGTCGCGCCGCCGCGGTCTGCTTGATCACAACGAGGTTCGAGACATCATTGATTTCGCTCTCGTAGAACGTCGACGCCCCAGGGACGGAGGACAAGTTGTCAAAGACTTCCACCATCGTGGGGTTCGAAATCAGATCGGCGGGCGGCGTTCCCGCCCAGTAGAGCACGGTCAGCGTGAAGAGATGGACGGGATCCAGGCCAGCGTCACCGATTTGATACGCGATGTTGTTGCCCGTCACCCCAGGCCCCGTCGCCCAGATGGTCAGGTTCGGGAGCTTGGCGAGAGCGCGCTTGGCGGTATTGCCTGCCACCCTCTGCACAAAGCATCGCTTCCCTCCGTTCTGAAAAAACCCCTCCACCGCATAGGCCAGATAGCGGTCCACCCCGCCGTCCTTCACGTAGCGTCCGAACGCCCGCGTGTAATCCCCAAAGCTCGTGATCAGAGTTGGCTTCGTGGGCCCACGCTCAGCAATTCCCAGAAATCCCACCGTGCTGGTGGAAACTCCCTCGATGGGTTTGTTTCCGGTATCAATCTCCTCGACGTAAACGCCTGGGTATAGGTACTCCGGCATATGAATCTCCTTCGTGATTTGTT